GAAAGCCGTGATGGATTCGGCGCAACTTGATAAAATGCTGATCCGTGTCGCGCAGACGGCCGGGAAAACCCGCGGCGAGACCGAAAGCCTCAGAAAAGAGCTGCACGGCATGGCGAACGAGACTGGTCAATCCTATGACAGCTTGCTGCAAGGGTTTTATGGACTGATCCAGTCCGGCCAGAGCTTCGACGAGGCGTTGGCAACCATCAAGGCGATCAATCCGGCAATGGCCGTCACTGGAGCACAAGGTGAAGTGTTGGGCTCAGCCATGTCCGTCGCCGCCCAATCATTCAAGTTCGATTTGTCGAACCTTGAAACCGGCAAGCGCATCCTCGATCAAATGACTGTAGCCGGACGGCTTGGAAATGCTGAACTTGAAGACTTATCAAGTATCTTTGCGCGAATCGGACAGAATGCGGCACAGGCGGGCCTCTCTTTTGAGGACACGCTGGCCTTTATAGAACGACTGTCGCTTGTCGAGAGAAATCCGGAGCGTCTGGCCACGCTTGCCGATTCAACATTGCGCCTGTTCAACAATCAGAATTACTCCAAAGAAGCCGAAAAGATCACCGGGGTCAAATTCTTCGACAAGACGGGCAATCGTCGTAATCCATTTGATGTCCTTGCCGACATGTCCGCCCGGTATGGAAAATTTTCTACGGATCAAATGCGCGCGAAAGGGATGTTCGCGGCATTCGGAAAGACGGATCTGGATACGCAGCGCGGACTCGCCATGTTACTGCAACAGGGCGTCGTCAATGAAGCTCGCGACATGGCAACCGAAATTAAAAATGCGGAAGGCACCATTGCAAAAGACTTGCCCGCCGCCATTGACAACGCCGTCGACCAGACGGCCCGCTTGAAGGCGGCCCTCTGGGACGCCGCCGACAACTTCGCCAGACCGATCAACGACGCAATCAACGACGGCATCAAGTATATCCTCGATACCCAGCAGATAGGGGGAAAGGAGCTGCTCGTGGGCGGAAGCCTTGCCGCGCTCGGCGGTTTCGGAGCCCTGAAGCTCGGCGGGAAAACGCTCGGCAAGCTCGGTGGCGGGGTTCTCGGCAACGCCGTCAAAGGAATGGGACTCGGGCGGCTTCCCCTGCCTCTGCCCGTGTACATCGTCAATGACCGCATGTCCCTGACGGACGGCGCGCTTTCGGATCTCGTAAACGGCGGCTCCGGGCAGGCGGGGGGCAAGGGAGGCGCGGCCTCCGGAAAACCCGGCGCTCCCGTCAGGACGCCGAGGCTTCCTGGAAAAGGCGGACGGATGGCCCGTATCGCCGACTTCGGCAAGCAGGCGGCGCGAAACGGCGCGTCCGCCGGAAAATTTGCGGCCAAGGCCGGAGCTCCCGTCGCCGTCATCGGCGGCGTCATCGAAGCGGGCAGCGTCATTATGGACCCGAACGCCACGACGGACGACAAGGTTCGCGGCGTTTCCGAGGCGGCCGGTGCCGCCGTGGGCGGCTGGGGCGGAGCCGCCGGGGGGGCCGCGATCGGAGCCGCCATCGGTTCGATCATTCCCGGCCTCGGCACGGCCATAGGCGGAGCGCTCGGCGGGCTCATCGGCGGGTGGCTCGGGACGGAAGCCGGGGAAGGGCTCGGAAAGATGATCGGAGACAAGCTCACGGACAGGGATCAGGCAAAGGCGATCGGCGCGGAAATATCGGCAAAGAGTGCCGAGCTTGCCGAAAATCTGGCGGCCGAGTCCACAATCAAAATCAAGGTTGAAGGCGGACAGGCCAGCATTGAAAGCACGTCCGGCCCCGGGGATATTGACGTTTACTATGAAGCCCTGAACATGCAGGGTACCATGACGATGGACTGATCTATGACAAAGACATGGGAAAACCTGCGCCCCGCGTCGTTTCGCGGCGTGGCCTTCGAGGTCGAGAGCCATTCGGAAAGCGGAGGCCGCCGCGTCGAGCTGCACGAGTACCCCTTGCGGGATACGCCGTACGCCGAAGACCTCGGCAAAAAGGCTGGCAAATGGCAGATCGAGGCGTTCCTCGTCAACGGGAAGAGCGGCTACGCCGAACGGCGCGACAAGCTCCGGGAAGCGCTGAACGCTTCCGGCCCGGGAACACTCATCCATCCGTATCTTGGCGAGCTGTCCGTCTCCGTCGACGGGTATTCGCTCAAGGAAACGACGCGCGAGGGCGGATACTGTACGTTTTCCATTTCATTCGTCGAAGCCGGACAGCCGGTCGAACCCGACGTCGAGAAAGACACGGCGGCAAATGTCCTCGACAAGGCGGAAGCCGCGAAGGAAGCGGCCACGGCGGGCTTTCTCGACGAGTACATGCCGCTGCTCGAAGACCTCGAAGGGCTCGCGGGGAAAGTCCCGGCCCTGCTTTCCGAGGCGACGGCCTTTCTCGGCACGCCGCTTTCCATCCTTTCCCGGGCGCAGTCCGCCGCGTCAAGCGTCCTTGCGCTTCCGGATCGTCTCGCCAGCCGGCTCCTCGGGTATCTGGGAACCATCCGCCAGCTTGGCGGCATTGCGACGTCCGGTTTGAAGATGAACGCCCTTACGGCGCTTCTCGGCAAAAAGAGCGCGGGAACGGCAAGCTCGTGGCTCGTCACGTCAAACGGCGTCATCGCCGGAATCGTTGGCAAAACGTCATGGCCGCAGGCCGGGGGCGGCTCCATTGGCGGCGGTACGCCCTCTCCGGAGACGCCGGGCGTCGTCGCCTCGACCGTGGCGAACCGGGCCGAGACGCCGCTTATCGACCTTATCGCCGCCGGGGCCGTCATCGAGGCGGCCATTGAAAGCGCCGATGCCGACTACGGCACGGCGGACGACGCGCTGGCGTCTCGGGACGCCGTTATCGACGCCATTGATGAAGTCCAGCGCGCGAACTGTTCCGACGCCGTGTTTACAGCGCTTTCCGAGCTCGCTGTCGCCGTCAACGAGGATTTGACCACGCGGGGGGCCGAGCTTCCGAAGCTTGGAAGCGCGACCCTTTTCATGTCCATGCCCGCGCTCGCGGCGTCCTACCGGCTCTACGGAGATGTCGGGCAGGCCGACGCTATCGTTGCCAGAAACCGCATCCGGCATCCCGGACGGGTTCCGGGCGGCGTCCCTCTGGAGGTGATCCGTGGCTGACAAAATGAAAAAGCCCGACGTGCGCCTTGAAATCAACGGCATGAAGTATGGCGGCTGGACCAAGATCAGCATCCGCCGGGGGATCGGGCAGGTCGCCGGTACATTCGAGCTTTCGATCACCGAGCGCTGGCCGGGGCAGCCGATCCCTGCGAAAATCGAGCTCGGGGCCTCATGCGTCGTTACCGTTGACGGCGCTCCCGTCATTACAGGATACGTCGACGACGTGGCTCCGTCGTATAACGCGGCCTCGCACACGGTATCCGTCACCGGGCGCGACAAGACCTGCGATCTGGTGGATTGCTGCCCGCCCTCGACGCAGCTCAAAGGCGCGACGCTCGCGGCCGTGGCCCGGTCGCTTGCGGCCCCGTTCGGCATCGAGGTGGTCGACGAAACGGGCGTCGGCGTCGTCCCCGGCTTCAAGACGAACCCCGGCGATACCGTTTTCGAGACGCTGGAGCAGCTTGCCCGGGCAAAGGGCGTCCTGCTCACGACCGACGGACGCGGGCGGCTCGTCATCTGCCGGGCAAGCAAAAAGAAAGCCGCCACCGTCCTCGAACTCGGCAAGAACGTCTTTGAAGGCAAGGGCAAGTTTTCCATGCGCGACCGCTTCTCGAGCGTCACCGTCATCGGCCAGACGGCGGCGACGGAGACGTGGAACGGCAAGAGCGCCTCACAGCAGAAAACCGTGGTGACGGACGCCGCCGTCCCGCGCCATCGGCCTCTCGTGCTCGTCGCCGATCAAGAACATCAGGGCGCGAACAAGCGGGCGCAATGGGAAGTCAACGTCCGGTACGGCAAAGGGAATCAGGCGACCTATACCGTGTACGGCTGGAAGGACGGCGACGCGCTGTGGACGCCGAACGTGCTCGTCCGCATCGTCGATCCCTTCATGGGGCTTGAGGCGACGTGGCTCGTCGGCTCCGTCGGGTGGACGCTTGACGAGCGGGGATACCGCTCGGAGCTTACCCTGAATCCGCCTGAGGCGTTCGACGTCGAACCCGTCAGCCCGAAAAAGGGCAAAAAGGACAAGGAAACGTTCCGCTGGCCCGGAGCCGATACAAAGGAGTCATGATGAATTACGAAAGGCTTCTCGCCCCGCTTCGCCGACGCATGGCGACGCTCATCGGGCGCTGCATCCTCTCCGCAGTCCGATCCGGGGAAGGTTTTCAGACGCTCGACGTCGTGATCATGGCCGACGAAAGCATGGGCGGCGTCGAGCACGCCGAGCCCTACGGGTTCACCAGCAATCCGCACCCGGGGGCCGAGGGCGTCGTGCTGAACGTCGCCGGGCAGCGCGCCTCATGCGTCGCGCTCAACCTCGGCAACCGCCGGTACCGCCTGCGCGGCCTGAAGACCGGGGAAGTCGCGCTCTACACCGATGAAGGGGACAAAATTGTATTTGAGCGTGGGCGAAAAATCCATGTGACGACGGAGACATTTCTTGTGGACTGCAAGACCTTTCAAGGGAGTACGGAAACCCTCCAGTTGACGGCCAGCGCCGGAACGTCCATCAAGACCCCCTCGTTCTCTCTCGGCGGAACCGGGAGCGGAGCCTGTGTGTCCACGTTCACGGGATCGCTTAAAACGACGGGCGACGTCGTCGCCGGGACGGTTTCCTTGCAGTCGCATGTCCATACCGGCGTTCAGTCCGGAAACGGCACGACCGGGCAGCCGCAGGGATAACGCACATGAGCGATCTCAAGCTGACATGGAACGAATGGGGCGCGGACGCGGCCGTCGAAGGCCATGATCTCGCCTTGGAGGACGGGCTGGCCACGGCGGTCATCCTCAGCCTTTTTCTCGACGCCCGCGCCCGCGCCGACGACACGCTTCCCGACGGCGGCACCGATCGCCGGGGCTTTTGGGCCGACACCGTGGCCCCCGCAGCCGAGCGGGACCGGACGGGGTCAAGGCTCTGGCTCCTTTCGCGGGAAAAGACGCTTCCGGAAGTCCTGCGCCGCGCGCACGACTACGCCGCCGAAGCGCTCCGGTGGCTTGTCGACGACGGCGTCGCAAGCCGCGTCGACGTCTCGGCGGCCATGCCGCGCCTCGGCCTGCTTTCCCTTGCCGTGAACATTACGCGCGTCACCGGCGAATCCTCGACATACGCCTTTTCCTACCCGTTGGAGTAAACACATGCCTTTCAACCGCCCCCCTCTTGATCTGCTCATAGCCCGATCCGCCGCTTCCATGCAGTCGCGCCTTCCGGGAACGGACGCCGTGCTCCGGCGCAGCCTCTCGGGCATCGTCGCACGCATGAGCGCCGGAACCGAGCACGGCCTTTACGGGTATCTCGACTGGCTCGCGCGCCAGCTCATGCCCGACACGGCGGAAGAGGAGCACCTCGAACGCTGGGCGTCCATCTGGGGCGTTTCACGCAAGGCCGCCGGGCACGCTTCGGGAGACGTTTCGATCACGGGCACGCCCGGGGCCGTCCTGCCCGAGGGGACGATCTACCTACGTTCGGACGCCGTCCGGTATGCCGTCGTCTCCGACGCCACCGTCGGAGAAGACGGGACGGGAACCGCTTTCCTTTCCGCAGTCGACGCGGGAACGGCGGGCAACGCCCCGATCGGAACCGTTCTCGCCCTCGCTTCCCCCGTTTCCGGGCTCGATTCGCGGGTTCAGGCTGCGGACGGGCTTACCGGCGGCACGGACGAAGAGACGGACGAAAGCCTGAAAAGCCGACTCCTCGCAACCATTCAGAGGACGCCGATGGGCGGGGCGCAAGCCGACTACGAACAGTGGGCGCTTGAGGTTCCCGGCGTGACGCGGGCGTTCGTGACGCAGGAAATGGGGCGCGGCACCGTGACCGTACGCTTCATGATGGACGGCACCTATCCCGACGGCGTCCCCAAAGACGGGGACAGGCAAGCCGTAGCCGCGCATATCGAAACCGTACGCCCCGTGACGGCCGACGTGTATGTCGTCCTTCCCGTAGCCGATCCGCTCAATCTGCGGCTGCGGATTACGCCGGACACGGCCGCGATCCGTCTCGCCGCCGAGGCGAACCTCTGGGCGGCGGTTCGGCGCGACGCCGTTCCGGGCGGTACTGTCTTCCTCTCACACCTGCATGAGGCGCTTTCCCTCACGGAAAAGGAAGAGGATCACGTCATCCTTTCCCCCACGGCGAACGTCACGCCCGAAACCGGGCACATCGTCGTTCCCGGAAGCATTGAGTGGGTGACTGAATGAGCGCCGATTACCTTTCCCAGCTTCTCGCCTTGCAGCCGCCGGGCGCAGCTCTTCCCCGCGAGCCCGAAAGCATCTGGGTGCGGCTTCTCGCCGCCCTTGCCGATGGTTTCGAGCGCGTCGACGCGCGTTCCAATGATCTTGTGCGGGAGTCCGATCCCCGATCGAGCATTGAGCTCATTACGGATTGGGAGCGCGTCTGCGGGCTCCCGGGGGAATGCGCGGCCGACGATTCCGTTACGTCGTTACAGGGCAGACGGGCCGCCGTCGTCAACGTGCTTACCCGCGTCGGCGGCCAGACCCCGGCGTTTTTCAAACGCCTTGCCGCGATCGCGGGCGTTGAAATCGAAATTACGGAATACAGGCCGTTCGTCGCCGGGCTTTCACGGTGCGGGGACCCCCTGTCCGGACCGGAAGACGTGCGGTTTTGCTGGACGGTGACGGTTCGCGGTCAGCGCGTTACGTCCTTTCGGTGCGGTTCTTCATCCTGCGGTGAGCGGCTTTCGGCATTCGATCCGGCCCGTGAAGTCGAGTGCCTCCTCCGCGCGGCGAAACCGGCGCATACCGTCCTGATCGTCGGATACGAATAACCCGTTTTCCTAAAGCCCTTTCAAAGACTGATTTTATTCCGTTCCATATCATGGGGGCATCTTTTTTAGGAAGGTGCCCCCATGAAATATGTTCCTCCCCTCGGAGCGGCCGACCCGAACGCCTCATATCATGACGGCAACCCCGAAGCCGGTATTCTCGGCAGCATTGTTCCTGCTGCGGCCATTGAACGGCCGCAGCGGGAAATACTAAGCGTACTTGCTGCTGCAGGCATTGTACCCAGCGACACAGACAACGCGCAGCTTGCCGCCGCCATATCCGCGCTCATACTTGCGCAAAAAATAAAGCTGACGGATCGGGTCAATCTTACCGATTCGACGACGGCTGCATCGGCAACTGCGGTCAAGACCGCCTACGATGCTGCGCAGGCCAAGTTGCCTCTGGGCGGCGGCGCCATGACGGGCAGCATCCAGATCAATGATCCCGCAAATGTGATCGGATCGGCACCCTCTACCGATCTTGAGCGCGGCATGTTTCTTGGCGACAAAAACAGCGTGATCATGGGCGGGTTCGATATCATACAACACGCTTCCGACAACGCGAAGCGGACGCAGATGTTTGCAAAGAATGCTTCCGGTGCGATCGCCTCCATCGCAGCCGTAATGTATGAGGACGGTACGAGAGAGATTTCGACTGATTGCCCGATGCGGCTCAGTGATGTGCAGATAGAGCGCCTTTTTGCTGACAGCGTGCGCCTGATCAAGTTCTCAGGGGCACGCGGAAATGAGGGGCTGGCGATGCGTTACTCCCCCGATAATGGCGAGCTGTATCTCGACGGTAGGGCTGTTCACGGAAAAGCCGATACCGCCGGATACGCAGATACCGCCGGGAGTGCGAATGCGCTTGGCGGCAAAGCTGAATCGGCCCTCTCCGTAGCGTATGCAAGCAAGGCACAGAATGCGTATGGGCTCAAAGGCATGGACATGATCATCGCAAAACAAACGTACACGTTACCGGGGTACGGTACGTGGAAATACATGTATATGATTGCGGACGCTAGCCATTTTTATGATATGGTCATAGGCGAAGATCCGGGCGGAACAGTTCTTTCGGCGTCAGCCTGGGGGAGCTCTGCTTTCATGGACGGGATAGCGTTTAGAAGTGCATGAGGAGAAGTAGATGGGAAAAGACTACGGAAAGATTATATATCGAAAAGAAACGGGAGCATACGTGGTCGGCAAGCTCTGCGTGCCGCATCCCGATGACAACAGCGTCCCCGAAGAGATCCGCGACGCTTTTGCCCCGCAGTGGGCGGATGTACATGCCTATGCAGAGGCGCATCCTGAGATGGTAACCGAAGAGGGGCCGTGCGTTCCGCCCGTACCGACGCTTGATGAACTGAAAACAGCGAAGAAGGCACAGATCGACGCGGAAACGTCCGCCGCCATTACTTCCGGGTTCGACTATGCTGTGGACGGCGTGACCTACCATTTCAGCTACGCGCTTGATGATCAGCAGAACTTTTCCGACACGGCGAACGTCTGCATCATGAAACAGGCGGGGATGCCGGGCCTGCCCGACTCCGTAATGTGGAACGCATACACGGTGCCGGGGGGTGAGCTTGAGCGTTTGACGTTCGACGCATCGGGCTTCCTCGCGCTCTATGCTGGCGGGGCCATGCGGCACAAGAACGGGACGATGCAGCGCGGCGGGGAACGCAAGGCGGCTGTGGAGGCCGCGACCACGCCGGAAGAGGTTGAAGCCGCATGACCTACGGAAAGCGAACGTTGATCGCCGTCGACCAGCTCATCAATACGCTGTTCATGGGCTGGCCCGACGAGACACTGAGCAGCCGATACTGGCGGTGGGAACAGGCAGGCATCCGCGCATGGCCCCGCAAGCTCGTGGACGGGCTGTTCTTTTGGCAGAGGGAACACTGCAAAAGTAGTTATGAGAGCGAGAGGGAGGGGAGGCAGTCGCCGCCGGAGTTGCGGCGCGTGACCCCGGAAACATAAACCGTTAGAGTATGTTCAGGCAGAGGCGGGGGAGATTGGACCCTCCCCCACCGGCCCGGCGGAGAGACGCCGGACCACGGCCCCACATGATACAGGCATATCATGCGGAGTGTCCGCCTGTGTTTATGGCTCACAGTCAGACCGCGAGCATGTAAACGCATATCAGGACGGGGGCGGGGGCGCAAGGTAAGGACAATCAAAAGATGGAGTGCGCGGACAGGGAAATCAGGTGCGGCAAATGCGGCCGATTGTTGGGAACAGGGACGGCACTTAGATTTATGGTCAAGTGCCGGTGTGGAACGTATAATCACATTCAAGTCGTCACTATGAGGGTCAAGAGCCCCATCTCCGAAAAATCGGAGTCAAACCATGCCACAGAACAAAGCTCTCCTGCCGCTGGCTGATAATGCGCCCGGCGTCAACGGTTTCAAGTACAGGCCCCGCTTTGGCGTCATCGTCATCTGTAAAGACGAGGAAGAGCATAGACGGGTGTATGAGCGCCTGCGCGGAGAAGGCTACAAATGCCGGGTGGTACGCGTATGAAGATCACCATCCACCACGAAAGTCCGGACTATCAGTCATACCGCGCCGCCTGCGTGCGATCTCTCTTCAATGCCGAAGCCAGCGACTTTCGGCTTGAGGCGGAATTGCCGCTTGACGCGGAACCGTGGCAAATCGGACTTATCGTCGGCCCGTCGGGTTCCGGCAAGTCTTCCCTTGGCTCTCGCATCTGGGGGCCGGAAGCGGTGCGCGGCTCTGAAGTATGGCCAACGGACGCCCCTATTGTTGACGCCATTGCTCCAGATTTCAAGGGTGGTGACTGGCAACAGGTGACGGCGGCACTTTCCGCCGTCGGCCTTGGCGACGTTCCGTCATGGCTCCGTCCGTACCACGTCCTTTCGACCGGAGAAAAGTTCCGGGCGTCTCTTGCCCGTATCGTCTGCGAAGCCCCGGAGCACGTCGTGATTGACGAATTTACCAGCGTGGTTGACCGTCAAATTGCCCGGATAGGCGCGTCAGCCTTTGCAAAGGCATGGCGGCGCACTGGTGGGCAGGCCGTTCTTCTTTCATGTCATTACGATATTATTGACTGGCTCGCCCCCGATTGGGTTTTCGATACCGCAACCGGCGATTTCCGCTGGACACGGGGGTGTCTTCAACGTCCCCGAATCGATCTCGACATATTCCAAACCAACTGGCGATTTTGGCCGCTTTTTGAGCCGCATCACTATCTGAGGGTGCCGCACATGGTGGCCGCCACAAACTACGTCGGATTTGTGGACGATCAGCCTGTGGCTCATGTGGCCGTCTCGACGCTGGCGGGACTTCGGGAAGCGCGGGCGTGCCGACTGGTTATTTTGCCGGAGTGGCAAGGCGCGGGCGTCGGCCTTCGCTTCCTTAATGCCGTTTGCGCTCTTTGGAGGCGTGGGCAAAATCGATACGGCAAACCGATGCGGACGCTTTTCCACACGTCGCATCCGGGACTTGCGGCGGCCCTACGCCGGAGCCCGCTATGGACGCAGGTTTCCGCCAGATTTTACGGCGAAGACAAGCTCAGGTGTCATAATTCCATGATCAACTCGAGGCAACGTCTTGGCGGAACATGGGCGGCGGTTGGATATGGCGGACACTTTCGGGCCGTGCAGGGTTTCCGGTATCTCGGTGAGGATGTGGCATGA